TGCTCAAACTGCTGTTCTAACAGTTCTCGACGGTCATTACCTTCATCGGCAACAACTGGGGTCATCGGCTCAACGCTTTCCATGTTTACTTCCTGTGGGGATTGGAAAATCTCAACTCATCACGCAACCTGCCCAATATCTGATTCGCTTGTTTGTGCGTCATATTTGCAAGCTGCTCTCTCAAAACTTCGCGCCGTGAGTCTTTCACCGGACGTACCTTGGTCTCCATCGACTCGTTACCAACCTCAACGCAATTGTGGCGCTTGAGGTGGCGACGGTGCTGCGAACGGCTGCTAATGATCGACCCGTCAGCCATGCTGCGGTAGGGCTTTATATCGTCTTGGACATAGTGCAACGTCTCGCGGCGCTTGCTCTTGATCTTTTCGACCATCTCACCGTTTTCGTAAACGTAAGTGCGTTTCATCTCAATGACCCATCATGTTGCTCAAGTCTTGCGTGACAGTATTGGTCGCGGCTTGCTCTGCCGCCATCATCGACGGGTCAGCAGGATTGGCCGAGATCCGCGCAATGGTGATCCGAGTCGCCGCATCTAGCTGCGCCTTCCATCGCTCAAATTGATCGCGCAAGGCCGATTCTTGCGCCTTAAACTGCGCCTCCATCTGATACCGCTGTGCCTCCATCTGCTGGCGCTGGGCCTCTATCTGAGCTTCTGCCTGCAATTTGGCCTGCTCAATTTGCATCGTGGACTGCATCTTGGCTTGCTCAAACTGAGATTGCATCTGCGCCTTTTGCTGCTCCATCTGCGCCTCTGCCTGCGCCTTCTGTTGCTCTGGGTTGGGTTTGGGCTGTCCGGCAGACTTCTTCAACTGATCCATTGCTTGATCCAGCGCACCTTCAATACCGCGAGCCTGCTTAAACGCACCCACGCCGTATTTGAGTAGCTCCATCATCATCGGGATCATCTCAGGGCTGCGCTCACCCACCGGCAACGCTTGCGTGAGGAAATTGCTGTAAGTGTTTAAAAACTCCAGCCGATCCTGCTTCATCTGGTTTTCGTCGAGCTGAACCAGTGAATCAGACGCAACCTCAATGCGGAAATTGCGTAGCGGCTTGTCCTTAATCAACTGCAACGCCTGCGGGATTAATTGCTGGTCGGCAGGCTGCATCTGCTGCGCGGCTGCGTAAGCCAGAATCGTCTGCGGCTGGAACTTGCTGCAAATGATCTGCGCCTTGAGCCGGATCAATTCCGACGCATACAGCGCGACATCTTCCTGCATCGACCGCAGCCGCAGGCCAGCGTACTGACCCTTGATCTGTTGTGCGGTCGCGGTCTCCGAGGCATACGACGCACCACGGATGATGTCCGAAATGCCCGTAATCTCGTAAATCTGCTGCTTGATGTTGTCTCGCGCTTGATAGCACTGCATCAAAGCCGCAGCCAGTGTATCGAGCGGCAGCAGGTCAATACTGCCCTTCAAGCCACCTTTTTCGCCAAACGCCATCCATTTATCGACGGGAATCAGGCTGTTGTTGTCGCCTTCTGTCATTAGACGCTGCAACGCAGGCTGGCTTGCGTCATACACGCCGCGCACCCGCAGGGACTTCACCAGCCCGTCAATGCGGTCGCTGAGGATGTCCAACTCCATCGCCTGATCTTGGTACAGCACCAAGTCGGGAACCGGAACCAGGCTGTCTGAGGTTGTGGTCGCATATAGCGGTTTGGGGCAAGGGAAGAACCCCTCTAATTGCAACGGGTCATCGCGCTCGTCGATAAACACCGGCACAGACTTCGACAGCCAATAGACCTTGTTGGTTTCCTTGTCCCACAACTCGCATATCTTTGCGCGATTGTAGGACTTCTTGGACTCGTTGTAAGCGTTGAGCGGCTCCGGCCCTTGGTCGAGCGGAATCTTCTTTGCTTTCTCTTCGCCAAACCGCTCTGCCAGCGCCTCATAGGTCATGTAGACCCAGCGCCATACGCAGGTGACTTCTTCCCACGTTCTGGCGGTCGAGTGACCAAAATCACGCCAGTGAACGTAGTCTACCGGCGCACATTCGTACTCAATCTGCTCCGGCATCTCACCATCTTCGCCCTGTTCGATGTCTTCAGTGATTTGCAAACCATCGTCGCCAATGCCCTGCGGCGCAACGTGCGGTTCGTATCGCGCCCACGCCACGCCACGCCCACCGAGAAACCGATCCTCCACGCTGTAACGCATGGTCGAGCGAAAGTCAGGGTAATGCTCAATCTCAAAGTCGATTGCGCGTTCGATCAACAGTGAAGCCACACGGCTGACAGGATCGTTGTCACCAAAACGGCGCGATACATCGGCGCTTGGCAGCTTGGCGTACACGGCAGGGATAAGCGTCTGCACGTTAGACCACAGAATATTGAACTTCGCGGTCTCATTGCCTGAGTTGCCGCGAGTGTCATCACGATACCGCTTGAGGATCTTTTTGGTTCGCGCCGTCCACTTGGCGAACTCGTTGTCATACCCGCCAATGATGGACAGGTATTTCTCTACGCCAGTGCTACGAATGGGTTCCATTACTTTTCTTCCTTCTTGCGTCGGTACGCATCGACCGCAGCAGCGCCGCCTGCGCCAGCAGCAAGCAAGCCAAGTAGATTGGGATCAACTTTTCCTGCTTGAGCCTTGCCAGTCAGCACCATGTCTCGCGCTTGTTCCATCGGGATGTTAAGGCGCTTGGATGTTTTGGCAATTAAGTCGGACAGAATCTCAAGTTTTGGCGCACCAATAGCGGTTTCCACGCCAGTCTGTGGCGCAAGCGCACCCCATAGCGTCGCCTGACCAGGCACGGCCTCGAGGCCAGCTTGTTTTGCCACTTGCTCTCGCCACCACGGTGTAAGGGTTTGCAATTCGGATTTTGAAACACTTGCTGCTGGAATCTTTTCCTGACCCTCAACCCTAAGCATATTTCTTGTATCGGCAAGGCCAATGCCACGCGAGAAATGAGCATCACCAACAGGAATGTTGGACTGCCGCCCGAGCGCACTGGCTTGGCTAGCTTGCATATACAAAGGTACTTTCGGGCTTTTCATCTGAGATTGCCCAGTCTCAAGATATTGCTTCATTGCAGGCGCTTGCGCGGTTGAATGATATGCGTGACTTGGAAAATCAAGCAAATCTTGAGGCAAGTTCATGCCTTGCCGCGCTTCTAAATCCAATCCACCCAAATCAAAAAATTCTTGAAACCGCCCTTCTTCAGCAAATTTGTTGGCCGCAGTGCCGCGTTTTAATTCCGTAACCACATCGCTTGACGGACTCGACATGCTAGTCAGCGCATTAAGACGAGAATACAGCCTTCCAGCTTCTTCTTCGCCAACCATGTCAACAAGCCGATTGTACGCAGGATCCATCATGTACCAGCCCTTCATGCCGGTAGCCAATTTGGGGGCGTATTCCTGCGTAGCTTGAAGAATGTCTACAAGGCGCTTGGTGTTGGCCTTTTGCATGATCGGCTCAACAGACGCAGCGCCTCGAGGTTTTGCCGTTGCGCCGGGGATTACACCTGCCGCAGTGCCTGGCGTTTCCGCTGCCTTGGCAAGATCCTCTCGAGTAACGCCAAACAGTCGTGACAGGTTGGGGCTTTCTGGCGCAACCATCATTTCGGCTTCTTGCACAGCAACGCGAGGATCTTTGTAAATGCCCGGAAATGCTTTGCGCTGCGCCCCTTTGATGGTTGACCGCATCGCATTTTTAAATGCACCACCGTCTGCGCCCATGCCAGCAACTGCACCTGTAACGGGCGACATTGCAGAAGATGCAAGGCCGCCACCCATCACATTGCCAGCCACGTTCATTGCATCTTCGGGGCTAACGTTACCGCCTTGCATTGCCACGCCTGGCGCTGCAAATGCTTTTGCGGCTTGGTACACCACATCCGGCGCAGTCCAACCAGTTTGCTTGTCGTAATGCGGCAGCAACGTGCTGCGCTTGGCTTTCGGGTCTAATCCAAACAACCGTTGCGCGGCCTTATCAACGTCTGAAGGCGCGTCTGGATCTTGCAATTCATTTGCTTGCTGGTAGGCCAGCGCCAGCGCCATGCGTTCTTGCGGTGTCATGTTGTCAGTGCCTGCAATGTGCTGTCAGCTAGACGGGTGGGGTAATAATTTAGCGAGGCAAACCAAATGTTTGACACAGCGGTAGTTGTCGTTCCCGCAAACCTAAAATTTGACAATGTAGATGGCATGACGCAAACCGTATCTGTTGTGCCAATTGTTCCATTGGCCGCAGCAACCGTGTTGTTGGTCGCATACGCCATGCTGATTTTATATACGGTGTTGGCGACAAAAGTAACCGCAGGTGATTGCGTGTTTACTTCTGTTGAACTTGCTGCGGTTATGGTGCTAATCAAAGCATTTGCAGACGTTGCAGATTGGTTTGATACGTTGACCGCTGAACCATCATCCAATCCATATATGCGTTGACTAGCAACTGATCGCAACCCTTCCCAAACAATTTGCGTGACAAATGTCCCCTGCGACTGGTTGTACCAGCTAGACAAGTTTGCACCCGTCATGGTCGCAAGGTCTGCGCTGCGCGTAGCAGCTGCGGTGGTGGTGGGGATGTACGAAGTAGCAAACGCGCCCAGTTCTAATTGAACGCCCCAAACATACACGCCGCTTGTGCCGTTGCCTGCGTAGGTTATTGCTGGCGTAGTTCTAGCCGCAGAAGATGCGCGGAATATGATGTAGCCTGCCGCTGTTGTTGACGTAGCGACCGCTGTAACCGTGCAGCGATACCAGCCATTGCCTACAGGCGTAATTGTGCCGGTGAATCCAGATGACGTTGATACTGTCCCGCTTTGTACATCAAAATTTATGTACTGCGCTGAGTTAAATCCAGTGCCACCACCAAAATTTAAAAACGCATACCCGCCAGCCTTGGCGTACACACTTTGGATGTATGTGCTGCCTGAGGTAACTGACGCTGTTTGGTAGAAAATGTGAGTCACAGTAGCCGACGTAGGGATCAACAGATCAGCAGTGACATTCCCGTCAGGCGCTGCAATAGCGTTGGATGTGACTGTGTTAGTACCCAACACCCATGCTGCGTTGGTCAAATCTTCGCTATATGTAAGCGAATTTGCCCTCGATTCTTCAATCAACAGCCCACGGGGAACACACTGAGTAAACGGCGCTGTTGTTGTCGCGTAATACGCCAAATTTGTAGACGTATTGCTTAATTGTGATCCCCACACCAACACTTGCTGGTTCGTACCTGTGTATACCTGCAAGCCACGTTCAGCGGCGGTAAACGTCGTGCCATCAGTTGCCATGCCAACTCGTAGATTTATTGTTCCGGTGGTGGTCGTGTTAAATGTTATGGAACACCGATACCATCCGTTACCCACCGCAGTAATGCTGGAACTAAGTCCGGCACTGGGAAACGTAGAACCCGAATTGGCCGTGCTACCTAATACGCCATTGAGGATGTCAAACTTTGCCGACGCATACGACGTAGTAGCGGCAGAAATAGCCAAAACAACCCATTGGCGTGAGACGTACTTGAAATAACAGGACGCTGTATAGGTATACCCTACTGGCACAGCGGGGACTGGGCTAGGACTTCTTGCGGCATGGGCCGAGTTGTCTGTTCCCTCATCAAATAACGTCGCGGTGACCGAGTTATCAGGCGCAAGCGCATAGTCTGGGGTCGTAAACCCTAACGACGTAATTAGCCACCCAGCCGCCGTGGTAAACGTCTGCGACTGCGTCAACAGGTTTTGAAAAGCAAAACTTGACGGGTTGTAGTCAAAGCGAGGGGCATTGATTGCCGCGCTGACCAACGTGCCGACGCTGTTGTAATAGCTAGCCGTCGAGCCACGCGAAAACGTGATGCGCGAGTCTAGCACGTTGTCGTTGTTGATGAAGTCGAGCGACAGCGTTGCCCCGCCTCGCTGCTGTCCCCATGTGGGAATCATGTCAAGTCCAGAACACGCAGCAGTCGATTGAACTGCTGATGGTCACCACCAGGCTTGTGCCAAACTGCGCCGGTATTGGATAGAACGTCGCGCCCGTAGGCGTGAAAGTGTTGACGATGGTCGTTGCGCCATCGCTTACCTTAATCGTGCCACCAGCGGTTGATACAAAAATGCCTAACAGGCCACCAGTTCCCGTTTTAACGGTGGTGGTCGCGGTAATGTTTTTGTATGACTGCGCTTCGCTGACGTACTGACTCATAATCTTGCCCTCCGAGGCTGCTGATTCTCGTGCATCTGCCACATATCGTTCATCGTGACCTCATTCTGTGGGCCAACGATAAGCACCTTCGCTTGCGGCGGTGTGGATGCGCGAGGCTCCTCCTCCCAAGCCACCGCTAGCATACGGAAAGCGTCTGCCGGATGCGAACACCAGTTGTGAAGCGGCTGCGCTCGAAACGCCTTCTTATCCTCGTCCCACTCGCGTTGATAAGTTTTCAAAGCCTCGATGCCATCGGCGCAATGTTCCACATGGAACCAACAGCGCGGAAGCATTCGCCTTACCGCTTGGATGCCGTTCTGTAGTCCCAATTCGGGAACGATACGCAATGACTGGATGCCAAGAAACTCTGCCATCTGCTCGATGATGGACTTACCGCCGGAGGCCAGCGTCTTTGCTCGCGCATCGTGCGGCAGATGATGTTTTCCGTACTTGTACGGTTTGGCGAGAACGACCTCAGCCAGCTCACGGATTGTGGAACCGCTGGACGCAAAGTAATCGAGTACATGGATCTCACCCCGTACAACTTGATACCACCAGATCGCGGTGTCGTCCTTCCAGCCCAGATCCCACGCAGTATGCACCGACAGGCTGGGGTCATGCGGTACGTCGCAGACCCTGCCCTGCTCTGTGGCTTGTCGCATCTCTGTGCCGTATATCGCGCCCACAAT